AAACATTATTTACGTTTACCTTTCTTTACCTTTTTATATGGTACTTTCTTAGCTTTCCCTTTTGAAGAGCTAGTTTGATATTTAGGCATTGGCACTCCCTAATCCTGTTCTATTGCCAGAAAGAATGGCACCACCGCCACCTTTAAACTCTGCTGACCTACGTTCACTCCTACGTTTAAGCGTATCTGCAAGCTCTTGTCCCGACATAGTGTCATAATCTACACCAAATTCTGCCGCCACACCATGAGTAGTCATGTCTAGATCCATCTCGCCTTGCTTCTCAAGGAAAAGATTCTCTTGTTCTTTAATAGAACCGAACTTAGACCATATCTGAGACTGTTGAAGACCCAGTTTACCTATAGCTTGAGCTTGCGCTTCGTCGATAGGAGAATCTAAATCCATGTACATCTTAGACCAGCCACCTATCTCTGCTGTTTCAGCTTGGTTCTTTAAAGTAGTTAAGCTCTTCCAATCATTACCAAAAACTTTATCGTCTGGATCTAAGAAAGCCGCCATTAAAGCCGCATCGCCAGCAGGACCATACCATTGAGCGAAAGTATCTTGAACTTCTTTAGGTGCTTCGTATATTAAACGTGAAGCTGTTTGTATTCTTTCTAATAATTCTGCGTCACCGACACTAGATATAAAAGATTCAGCTACAGCGCTATCAAGATTAACCGCGAATGCATCCAACCCGTACTGGTTGAACCATTGCTTCATCTCCCCTTCACGTTCAAGATATTCTCTAGGAGATGGGATATCTCTTCTCGTTTCATCCATGTCACGCATGTGTGAGATACCCGGAAATCTTTTCTTGAATGCTTCTTGGTCGTACATTTCTACAAGAGCTTGAGCGGCAGTAAAACTAGAATCGCTAGTGAATCTAGTTTCAGCCCATTCCCATAGTTTAGTTATTGTTTCAGTGTCTAATCCTGTTTCTATTAGTGCGCCCATGAAAGCGCTTTTTAATGAAGTTAAAGAAAAATCAGAATCATCTTCGGTTTCTTCTTCTTCTCCTTCTCCTTCTTCTCCTTCTGGTATAAATGGATCACTTGCGTCACCAGTTAGCGTAGTAAGCGTCCCCCCTGTTGACCTAATTACTTTACCTGTAGTATCAAATTTTATTTCAGAGTATTTCTCACTTGTTGGAACAAGTCTTCCATCTATCCATTCGTGGGTACCAGATGTTACAGCACCTTGCCCTGAACGACGCATTCTTAATCTAGCATCATCCATTGCTTGAAGCTCTTCTGGAGTTAAGTTACTTAAATCTTCTACAAAACTCATTAGATAGCTCCGAATGTTCTAAGAAGCTCTTGCGTAATATTACCCATTCTCATACTGTAATCCTGTGTTTGCTTATACTCTGGTTGTAACCGCGCCCAGTCTCTAGCTTCACGCGAATTCATAAACCTACGATCATCACCATCACCAGTGATAAGACTCTCTAAACCCTGACCGAACATGTTCTGCAAGTTAATCTCATCATCATCCAACTCCCAAGCATTAGCCACACTTGTAACAACAGGAGATAAATGGCTTTTCAAACTACCTAAACCACTTCTTGTGCTCGCATTAAAACTATTAATACGTTCCATTATCGGAGAATTATGTAAGAAATCAAACTGATCCGCTACACGATTACTAATCATATTATAAGCGCCTTGCATATTCATATCTTCGCGTTTAATACGAGACACCATATCCCACAACTCTTCATCTGGTATTGAAACATAATTATTATCAGCTAGTCTTTTTAATTCTTTATATAAATCACGTAAACTACCTTCACCTATTCTGAATTCGCCTTCTTCAGTAGCGAACCCTCGTGACGGAATCCATTCTTCTTCTATATAAGCATTAGCAAGATTCGGATCAAGCAGAGGTAACCCATATGGACCTACCTTTGCAGTATCATAAATAAGATCTTCAATAAACTGTTCATCATATTCAACAGTTAGGTTGCCTTGCCAATCAGCGAACCCAAGATCTCTCAAATACTGGTCAACATACTCTTTAGTGGTTTCAATAAGATTGTCCCACTCACCGCGAGGTGTGTCAGTCCCATAACGCATCTTAGTGATTGATTGCCAAGCTTTATTCTTGTCTTGGTACCAACCTTGCCTATATAAATCCTCTTCAAATTCACGTATTAAAGCATCTTCACTAAGCCCAAACTTTTTGGGATCTGCTAGTTCACGGAATTTTGCTTCCCATTTATCTATAAATGCTTTAACAATAGGCGCAATATGTGGATCTTCACCCTCTCCATCCCAACGCCCAAGCCAAGACCAACCTAATATAGTACTAGCTGAAGGTGACGGTGGAACAGACGCATTAGGATTACCAGCAATTTGTTCCTCTGGTCTTCTAATATCGTCACGCCCTGTGTCGTGTCCCGGTGTGTGTGGCATCCTATTATCCTACTTCTTTCCTTGTCTTATTAGTAGTCACGAGTTGTCGTATCTATTATTTCAATTAGCTCTTCTAATATTTCAATTAGCTCTTCTTCAAACATTTTTGCAATGTTGCTTTGTCCTTTTTTATGGAATCTTGGTCCAGCTATATTCAATGTTTGAATATTATTATCTTTCATCCATTCTATTAGTTCATCTTTAGTGGGGTTAACTAAAAAAGGCTTGTTATGATCCATTGCAAAGCCAACTGTTCGCATACTTCCGCTTTTTAATCCCCATTTCTTTTCAATATCGCGAAGTTGTTGGGGATTGTCTTGGCTGGGATTAGGATTTGGTTTAGCTGTAGGATCGTAAATTAAAGTACCATCAGCGTCTATAACATTCTGCTCAGTGCGTGGCAACCAGCCAGTCTTCGTATGTTCTGTCAACCCAAACTCAGTTGCTACTTCAGGATCAGATCTTTTACCTCTAGTTTTTGGATCATAAACCAGTTGTCCTTTTGGCATTAAACCACCAGTTTCTAAACCAACAGCCTTAGCCGCACGTAATCCTGCTTGATCTATACCCATTTGACCACCAGAAATAATTTTTGTTAACCCGCCTGCTTCTTCCCATTCTTCTCTATTAGCAAGTCTTATCTGTCTATCAGTGCGTAATGGTTCTTTTGCCTTAACCTCAACAATTTTCTTACCTGTAATTGGATCTCTTTCAGGTATTTTATTATCAACAATCTTTTCAGTAGTTGTTTTATTATCAACAATCTTTTCAGTTCTATTTTGTTGTCTTGCTTTCCACCGTTCATACTCTGCTCTGTTCTTCATAGGTGGACTCATTTTTCCTCTAGGAGATCCTTCACCTAACTCTCTTGCAGATTGATCTTCAAGTTTTTTCGCTTCGTTCTTATTTTTAATTTTTTTAGGTTTACCCTGCCTGAACCCTATGTCTACTTTCTTAGGATTAGGATTTAAAAACTTAGGATCTATATTAAGTCTTCTTAAAGCTAACGCATTAGCTTCTATCTCATTCGCGACTGATACTTTACCAGTGGATTTATGTGTGTGACCTAAAGTAATATGCGCTCTTTCATGCTCCCAAACCAATGCGGCAAGACCATCTTCATTACGTAATGGCTGTTTTGGTTGAAGAGGATCTGGTTCTCTTGTTGTGATACCTAATTCTCTAGACTCTTTTGCTTTATTAGTGTTATGCTTTAGATGCAATTTTTGGAACTGTTCAAAGTCAGTTAAATCTTCAAGTTTTATAAGTAGTTTTCCGTCACGAATATTTTGAAGAAGGAAACTATAATCAACACCAAGTTCAGCCATAATTTCAGTTTGTGCTTTACTGCCAGTCATTACAGGCTTAGGCTCAGGTCCATCAGGGAAACTTGTTGATTTATCCCATTCGCTTCTAACATTATCAAAATCCATTTCAACAATCTGTCTACCATCAGTCATTCTTGCCTGCCCCGGAGGACGAATAACCCCACCTGTCGGTCCCTCTTTAACAAGTTTCTTTGTGCCTGCTTCAACTGGTTGTGATGTGCCTCTGACATCCATTAAAATCTCAGGGAAAGTTTCAGCCCAAAAAGAATCTCCAACATCGTGTGTGATTACTCCACTTGTTTCATCTAATGCTGTTCTAAAAGAATCAAGCTGTTTGTATTTCTCTTTAATTATGGCTCTCATCACAGCTTTATTTTCACCACGAGCAGGTTCCAGATTCATCTTTCTTGCTCTGTCTCTTGCTTGTTTACCTGTCAATCTTTGGAAACCATTGACATACTTTCCTGTCTTATGCGCTTGGTAAGCTCCTTCTGCTGTTAGATACTCTCGTCCTCCGAACGTAAATGTTTCTTCATGGAAGTTGCTTAGTACTGTGTTTTGTCCTTTTCCGTAATGGACATTAGTGATCTTTGGCGTTACAAGTTCAACAGCATTTTGATTTAAAACAATAACCTGATCGCCACCTGCCGCTTGAAAGAACTTTCTGCCAAGGGCGTTCCTCCCGTCAGCTAATTCATCAACATTACGAATCTCAATAATGTCGTATTTTTTTGACAGTGCATCCCAACCACTTTTAGCAAGTGTGTCATTTGCTTCAGGATTTAACCAAAGATTCTGATTTTTTCCGAGTGAACGAGCTTCTCTAAGTGCCGCTTCATATGACTCGCCTGAATCTATAACAAGTTTTCGCGCTGTTGGCTTTATAGTGTACTCCACCGATTCGAGAGCCACTTCATCAAAACCTGTGACTTGGAACATCCACTCTTGCTTCTCATAATCATAGACAGGAACAGCCCAATCTGGAGCTTCGTCTCTAGATACAAATGTTGGCACCTCATCGTTAGGTATTGTAGTTGGCCCTCCCCATCTTGTGTCATCTAATGAAAGGTATAAACGATTCCCTGCAAATTTTCCTTTACCCGTCCCAGCAGCAACATTCTTGCCACCAGTTCCATACAAGGGAGGGCGCGCCGGGTCATGGCCAGTTGCAAGAATACCTGCTCTCCCCTCGGCAGTAGTGAAATGTTTAAGCGGTTTGTCGCCCACTTTTTCTGAACGACGAATCTCTTGTTCTATTCTAAGTTCTTGTTGCTCAGTAAGTGGTTGTACGGGTTGATCTGGAGCAGGTGGTAGATCGTCTACAAATCCTACTCCTTCTGGGTTTTCACCCTGATAAGCATAATCGTACATTGCATCTTCATACTCTTCAAAAGTCTGATAATCTCTAGGATTAGGTTCTCTTCCTGCTTTCCGATTAGCTTCTGCCCTTTCAGCCATTTCACGGTTTAACCTGTTGCCCGGTTCCATTGCGTCGATGTCAGCTTCAACAGCGTCAAGGAATTCATCTTCATTTGCGAATTGGAATAGCTCCCCTTGCTGTGGCGCATACTCATCAGGTAAAACAAAATCTGTTCTCCGCATAGACAAACCATCAGCTTTAGCAATTAGATATTCAGGAATGTTTAAAGTACCAAATAATGTATTCAACTCTTCTGTTGTGAAAGCATCTGTATTAGGTATAACATCATCAAATTTTTCTGCAAGTAAATCAGAAATTTCTTGATGCCCTTCTGGTCTTCCAGCACCACCCTCTATAGCATCTAGATGCGTTTCAGGTTTCCTAATCCAACCACTTTGATTTGGTCTACCAAAACCGTCAAACGGAAACCATTCAGTTTTACCAGAATTTTGACTTGTTGATCTGTACCAAGGTTCTAAAGTTCCATCTGCTTTTTGAACTAAAACAAAAGATCTTTCTGCACCTATAGTCCGGCCTGCAAGTTCAGCTACACTCTCAGTTAACTCTAGCTCTACTCTTGTTAAGCCCGGATGACTACTTGTTGGTGTCACAGTTATAGGATGCGTAGTTTTTATACCATTACCTAAATCAATATCAGGAGCCATCTCATAGACAGGTTCACCATGTTTTGGCACTTGTGTTTTAGGAACTTCAGGTTCTATCTTTGGCCCAATATCTCCCTTATAATTCGGTGCCTCTATAGGTATAGTCCCTCCAGAGGTAGGCATGTCCTCAAACGGTATATCAGGTCGTGTAGTACCATACTGTCCCCCTTCTTTTATTACAGGCACACCCGCTTCGTCGGGAAGTGCAATAGGTCGTGCCTCCTCTACTAGGTCATCTCCTCTTGCAACAGGATCAGCTAAATCTTTTTTTATAAAATCACGTTCTGATAGACTGTAAGCTAATTTATATTCCCCTTGTTTCACAGCGGATCTATGCAAAGCGGCTTTAATGCTAGCAGTTAACGGTCTAGCACCGGCAACTGTAACAATGTCAAACAAATCAAGAGCCATCCATAAAGCGTCTTGCCAATCATCTACAGCAACCCACTCATCAAACCAATTATCATGCTTGTAGGGGTTAGGTGCATACCCCATCGCTCGTTGTTCCCACCAGTTGTCTAAATTTCCCCATGCTTTCCCTGCGTAATCAGAAAAATCTGACTCGCCGAAACCTAGATCCTCATAAATTTCACCCCACATACCTGTGCTTAAATCCCATGCCCCTTTACCTATATCAAAAGCCATATTCACTGGATTTAATGATGCCGCTTGCTTCAGAAGGCTCCCACCAAAAGGGTTGAAACCGTCAGTTAGTTGTTGTGTCGGCGCACCAGTTTGATCCCACGCCCACTGAACCCCATCATGCGCGCCGACTTCTTCCATCAAAGCAGTAAGATGTTCATAAGATATGAAGTTACGTTCATCCAACCAATTATTCGCACCAGCTATTACCTGATCTTCTGGTGAAGCAAATGGTCCTTCTACAGAATAATCAGCAGTTTTACCCGCTTGCAAAGCGTTAGAAAGCATATTACTTAAAAATTCTTTATGATACAGGAGATTATCTATAGTAGGTTGAAACTGAGTATCTCTCCATGATTCTGGATTTAGATCGTCTGTAACCTCATTCGCTGTGAGCGTCATGAGTTCCATCTCCAAGTTCCTCAACAAACCAATTACCTATACCGTTAATTAAACCGCGAGCATGTTTATAAAGCTGACCCCTAATATCACCATTGAGATCAAACGGTTTAGCAGATATAGGAGTTACAATAAAAGGAAATTTAGAATCAATTTCTAAACCTGCTCTAGCCCACACAGCTTTAGGCACATTACGTATATATTCTGGTGGCAACAAAGCAACTAAACCCTTACCAAACATTTCAATAATCTCTTCTGGCATGTCAAGATTAGCCATCGTTCTTCTAACAAGACTCATTTCGCCACGCCCGATAGTTCCGGGTCCAATAGGTATTTCTGTACCGACAACACTACGCACAGCTTCTTCCATGCCGGGAGCAAATTTTCTTTTAGGTGTTGGCGCTACATTAGATTGTGCTGTTAATGAACTTGCGTAAGCTTGTCCAAATTCTCTGGCTTCATCTAAAAACAAACCGAAGTCTTGGTTGCCCCTACCGTAAAAAGTTGTTGGAGGGAAAGTATCCCAATCAATTTCTTTATCGCTAACTATAAGAGAATTAGTTTCCCAGTCCCAGCTATCTAAACCACCACCAGCATGATCGTTGTTTCTTGCTATAGCTTTAGCCGCCAAAGCATTTATTTTAGGATCAAGTAGTTCTTGTTGCGCCGCTTCGTGAGAACTAACGATACCTAAATCAACAAGATCATGTTGGTACTTGTCATCTTTTTTTATGTACTTAGGGCTAGTGGGATCAAAATGCATTGGATGTATTTGCCACAACCCAGTGTCACCACCCCTATTTGTTAATGTCTTAATGCCAGTTACTTCATCTGTCTCATAAGTAGGTTCAGCTATATCAGTTTCATCACCACCTGACTCACCCATAGCCATAGCAGTAAACTGTGCTATGTCTTCAGGATCAGACCAAATCGTAGAAGCTAACTTATAAATATCTTCTGGGCTATACATTTCTTGTTACCAATCCTTGAGGTCCGGGAGTTATCGAATCCAAACTATTAACAAGTTGCCTGTATTGGTACCCAGCAACGCCACCTTCTAAGCCGAGTTCACCTATTCCTGCTTCTGTTGCGGCACCTACTATTCCAATATTGTTATCAAAAGTCATAGCCTTTAACTTGTCTTTAACCCTTGAGGCCATCATTAAAGTATCTTGTGATGATAAAGGATTGTCTCTGTAACGTGAAGCTCCTGCTGTATGCATGTAAGTATCAATAGCTGAAGCTATAGCTTGTATAGAAGCATTTTGTAATGACCCTCCGGGTACTCCGTTTTGTTGCAAGTACCCTAAGAAAGTAGCAACTGCTACATCTTTTTCTTTTTCAAAATCATTCTCTCCATGCATACGTCTATAATCTTGTGGATTTATTTGTTGGTGTTCCAACTCAAGCATTTCTTGTGGTGACAAAGCACCGCTTTTTAATGCGTAATTAAAATAATCTTTATCGTTATCATTATTTCCAAACTTGAGATAAGAACCCCAATCTTCTGAACCATAATAATCTTTAAAGAAAGCTTCAGCTAAAGCTCGTTCAGCTTGATTCCCTCCTTGCCCAACTGCTCCTTCAAGCATCGAAGGGTTCATATCATTTAAAACTTTTTGAATACCTTTTTCAATTATGTGTCGTGACCCTTCAGGAATCACTCGTCCTGTGTTAGTCAAATATTGTTGTATACGGCTAAAAGCATTATCTGTTATATCTCGTCGCATTATAGATTCTGGTGTACCAGCCGCTCTCATGCCTTGAAGACGGGCTTTAATTGCATTGTTTTGAACTGCATCTGCAAGAGGACTGCCATCAGGTGATATTTGTTGTCCGCTCTCAGCCAACACCAAGCCTTCATTAAATACTTCTACATGCCATTTGTTAATAGCGGTTGCTGTTGCTTGATCTGATACACCCCATACAGCAGGTGGTCTTTCTAAATACCCCCAAGCAAACAACTGTTGTTGCCATAACTCTATTTGTTCTGGTGTGGTAGTTCCGTTATCAAGAATACGAGCTAGATTAAAACTACCTAGTTTACCTCCAGACATTAAATCATTTAAAGAAACAACATCGCCTAACGGTGTCCCATCAAAAGATGCTGTAATAACTATTTGTTCAGTTCCATCTAAAGTTTCATTATCTCGCGTTACTATAAAGTGAGAGCTTCTTCTCGCCATATTATCTATGTAATAATCAATGGCTTGTTCTGGTGTCGCACCACCACCAGAAAACTGCCCTTCGATTTGTTGTTTAAGATCAGGAATCTGTCGCCAATTTTGCATTAAGTAATTGTGAATTACATGTCTACCTTGCGGTGATCCTGTTTTTAAAATATTTATCTCTCCTAAAACATCACGATGGTCCCAAAGCGCATTGATTAATGGTTGCCCGTCAGCAACTAAAGTAGTGTCAACACTGGCGTTATTAACCCAATTTGTTAATTTGTCGAAAGCTTGTTGTTCATTAAGAGTCCCAAAATAAATATCTTTAACAATAGCTTTAGGTCGATCATTGTTTTCTAAAAATAGATTTTCGTAAACGCTAGTAGTGTCATCACCAGCACCAAGCGGTTCTGTATTATCAGGTTCATAAGGCCCTGTTAAAACTTCTTCAATGCCCTCACCGATACTAGGTATAAGCCCTGTCGCTTCTGCACCTATAACTGCCGCCGCCGTACCCCCCATTCCGGGCATCTGCCCAGTTTCGGGAACTGGTTGTCCGGGTACTGGTCCACCTTCAGGAACTTCTACGTGTGGTTTATCGCCTTGAATGTAATCGTAATCGTCGCCAACTCGTGCTACATCTATAACCTCGCCTGTAATTGGATCTCTTTTTAAAGGGGTATCTATATCAAATTCTGGTGCTTCACCCATAACAGCTTCATCTGCTGGTACTTTAGGTACACCGGCTTCATCTACAATTACAAAATCTTCGCCTGCAAAACCCCACTCAGAAGGATTTTCACCCATTTCAACTAACATGTCATATGTCTCTTTATCGACTTGAGAAAGAGAATCATAATCAAATGGTTTGTTGCCTGTTATAGCCTCTTGCTCATCTGTTCTTCTAAAGAAATCAAAGACATCATCTACAAAACCTTTACCTGCTTTAATAGCTTTTTTAGCGAACCCCATAAAACCAAGAACATTTGCACCATCTACTACCGCCATAGTGTATATGCCTGTGCCTACACCTTCCGAGCCATGCAAAATAGTAATTGCTTGAACAACAGAATTTAATTCTTCACGGTCAACACCATCTGGCGGGTTCTCAAAGAAAGATTTAATTTCTTCAGGAGACATTTCGTCAAGTTCTACATGTATCCCAACAGATTTAAGATAAGTATCTACTGCTGAACTTAACTCATTCCAATATTGTTCTTCCATTTATACCGCCAAAGCTAACGGACTAATCTCAACTAGCCCTGCATCGTATTTAGCCATCCAACTATCAGTTAACATTGGTAAAAACACACTGTAATACAACTCATTTAACCAAGGTTTTCCTTTAATTTCTCTTTCTAAATAATTCCAATACTGTAACTTTAGTGCATTTCTACGGTCAGTTGCAGTAGTACCCTGTCTCCCACTTAAACTTTCTAACTTGTCATTAAATTCTACTATTGTGACCATTGTGTTAAGAATGTCAGCTTTGTAAGGATTATCAGGAACCATACTAGTGTTACTAGCAAGAAGTCTAAACTCTTGGATTGTCGCTTTTTGTCTATCTCTAGCTGTACTTGTTTGCAACGACCTAGCTAATACTGGATGTTGATCTTGGAAGCTTTGATACCAAGCATCCCAACGTAAATCCATTACAGTTGTATCAATACCGAGTGCTTTAGCCGCATACTTTTTAGACTTATAATCAACTGATGCTGTGTGATAAGTATGATAAGCCGCATTTTTATAAAGCTCTGTTAAAAACTCTTCAGATGTTCTTAAACTAGAAAGACCCATATTGATTTGTCTTTGTTTAGCTTCTTGCACATACTCACTGTCTTCACTATCAAACTTTCGAGGCATGAAGAAAGCCGCAGAAGATTTAAACCCTCGTACAAAGTCTTCGTTTTCTGTTAACCAAACATTAGCGTCTTGTGTGCTTTCAAGAACAGCGAAAGGAATCTTTGTTGAAGTCCCTGTTTTAAATGGAGAGTGTGCCATAGGATCAAACTCGCCTTCTCTAGCTACAATATTTTTAACCCACAAATTGTATGCTTCTTCATAAGGCACACCGCCTTCTAATAAATCATGGAACTCTTCATTCCATTCAAAATTTGGATGTGTTGTTAAATCAGCAAAAGAAGCAGTAACAGGACCAACAAACCATGAGAGGCTTTGTAAAGCCTGATACTGCATAGCCATCATATTCACCCTGTCCATGAATTGTTCATTAAACAAATCAGGATTTTCTAACGAAGCTATATCTCTTTCATCAGGAAGCATGTCGTTCATAGCAAGAACTTTAATTACGTCGATTGTAGCTTTAGTTCTACCTGCCCCACCATCCCAACCAAGCATAGATATTGGTCTAGCTATAACTGCTGGTACGATAGAAGACCACATTGTTTGAGCAACTAAAGCTAACTGATCTGGACTGTTGTCCGCTAAAGCACTCGCCTGCTGGTATCGTCCCCCAACCATATGCTTTTCAAAATGTTGTCTAATTGAAGGATCACGATGAGCCGCGATATTAATAGGTATAGCGGCTAAAGGTCCGAATCCCATTTGCCCCATCTGCTCAAGATCATAACCCGGAATGATATTGATATTCATTGAAACACCTTTGCTTAAAGTGTTTCTAGCTACAGCACCTATCGCTCCCCCTGCAATTCTGTTCACTATCGGGAAGTTGTTTGCTATTTCCATTAAATAGTTAGTACCCACTTCGCTTCCCGGAATTACTAAACGCTTCTCGCCAAATTGGTCTTCTTGTATCAGCCCACCGTAAACACCTGCATTCATTGTCAAGTGAAGATTTCTTAGCATCATAGGGTTATGATTAATACTTCTACCTAATCTTCTTAGGAACTGATCTTCAGCAAACCAGAATGGGATCATTGTTCCAACCATCTCTTGGAATTGTGATCGTACTCTATGATCGTCAATAAATGCGCCTGTCAATGTCAATGCTCGTTTCAATGCGACATCTCTGTGACTATCGAACATACGTTTGTAACGTAAAGAGAAATCAAAAAATTCTTCAATAGCTGTCTTGTCTTTAAACCCTGCTATCTCTTTAAGGCGTTTTAAAGCTGTTTTAGTTTCAGGAGGGATGTCTGCTGTTTTTAATACATCAGTTAAATTATTTTTAAACTGGTTAATGTTTCCGTTTTCTATAGCAAAAAATACTTTAGAGAGAGGTTCTTGTGGATCCATTGTGGCTCCAGCCCATTCAATCTCAAAGAAATCTTTTAATCCTTCAATAGTGAATTGTCCTTCATCATTGAAAGAACCAAGCTTGTCAAGGCGTACAGCTAAGTTATCGTATCTTCCTGCTTTGTGATGGTAGATTTTTCTAACACCTGCTGTTTGAGAAAACCCTTTTATTAAATAATGTTGGAACAACGGTTCTCTTACCATCGCACCGATAGCTGGATTAACTACACCATCAAACCAATTTCTTAAAAGAGTATTCCAAGCTTTACTTATAACCTCCCCTTTGCTACTGATTTGATCTGTAACAGGCAGTAAAGTAAGCACACTCTTTGGAGCTTTATCCCACCAACTAGCACGAACAGCATTATCATTTAATCTAACTTGACTTATTTCCCCACCTTTAGAAGCCTTATCCACTTCTCTTATCCAAGGATGAAACACTTCTACTGATTGTCCGGGCAAAGTTCTATTACCAGATGTAATCATGTCTTCTATCTCAACAATATTTATTAAAGCAAGTTCATCTGCGGCGTTTCTTAAATCATTATTAGTGACTATTTGTTCATCAATAACTTCCCATTCAGCTTCGTTATACCATTCGTATCTATTAATATCATCAGAGTTTCTGAATACTGCCGTTCTTCCATCTTCTTTATGTCTATAAATTTTTACCTTATGTGTAACTGGTGTGTTATCAATCATTTGGACAGGGCGAACATTGTCGTGTTTAGATAACAACATATGCAATGGAGCGCCTATTACAGTTTCGTCACGTAAACCTCTTGCTCCAAAATCTACTGCTGGTATAGCACCATAGTTGTTTTCTCCAATTTGCCCCCATCCATAAAACTGGTTTTGTAAATCTATATTGCCCGGATAGCCGAGATTAGCGTGAACGCTTTCATGTGTCACACCACCATGAGTGTAAGAAAAACTAGGTACGTTTAATCTTTCTCTACCTTTAACAGCGGCTCCTGCTTCATTGAATAGTTCTTCGCTATTAACATCAATGCTTCCTATCCTGCCTCTTATAGAACTGCGTGTTGCATCTACTGGAATTAAAGGATTTAACATGTCATCCATTACTTTTGATATAGCATGAGCAACCTGATCGTTGGAACTAACTGTAAGTAAAGGCATCCAATTATTTTCATGTGCAACATACGATTGAGCTAAAGCTAAATACGAGTTTGGTGTATGATGCATAGTTTCAGGGTGCATACTAGGTTGAAGCATCCGCACAGTTTTCGTTGCTTCTCCAGCAGGTATACCCAGTGAAACAAATTCTGATTCTAACTTACGAACAAACTCATCAAACCAAATAGAAGCCCCTAAGTCTCCTGCACTAAGCACACCAGATAAAGCATTTGCTTGATCTGTTGACATTAACGGAACAAATAGTCTTGTATAACCCGGAGGTAATGGACTGCTTATAACGCCACCAAGTTTGTCGAAACCCATGTTCGATCTGTGTGTACTGTATAAAAGTTGTTGTCCTTCTGGAGTCATCAAAGCATTAGCAAAAGCTTGTTTCGCTCTTTCTCTAGCAATAGTCCAATCAGTTGTTATTTTTGTTGCATCAATACTGTCGTTTAATAAGAAAGCAACTGGGTTAGGGCTTTGTCCTGTACCTGTTGTTGGCTCTAACCATTTCCTAATTATTGGGGCTACGTCTTCTGGCATTGCTTCAATGAACTGATCTATAGCAGTTGTTTTTGAAACAAAACCGTCAACATCTTCTACGGTTTTAAGACTATTAACTGGCGCTATATCAAATGCCACACCTAAATCATTTAATTCATTTGGAAAGTTTTCATTAAACCATTTATAAGCTACTGCCGAATGAGTACCTTCATTAGAAATTAAACCTAATGCTTCATTTAATTCTGCAAACGTAGCTTCTTGTATAGGTGAAGCATAAAGAGATATTTCTCCAAGAGCGGCTACGTGAGATGGATCATCTGCATAATAACTTAATTGTTGTGCTACACCCAGACTCTTATCAGTATTAAGTTCATTACCTGAAATATTAGATAAACGTTTTAATTCTGTCTGCCCATAATTTATAGGAAGATGAATGTTTTGCCCTGTACCAAATCCTCCTTGCCTTAACAATGTGTCCATGTTTACTTTGTCAGCCGCTACATAGCTATCAAATGTGCCAAGGATATCTCTCATGTGGTGATCCATAATTGTTGGATTAGTCATAGAGATTCTTGTCATACGAACACGAGCTTCATACTCAGGGTCAATAGACTTACCTATCCATTTAGCAATATTTTGTTTTGTAGGTATACCTAAACCTTTAGCAGAGTAATGCAACATGGCACTAAATTTTTGTGCGCCTGCTTCAGCTATATCAAATGATGCTCTAGCAAACCCACTTAGCCCTGCATCTGCTTGAGTTAATAATGCATCCCGTGTTACATTGAAAGCCGCTTCGCGTTGAGCATCTGTATAGAATTTCCAATTAGGGTTTTCTTTAATAGACTGCACTAAAGCTTTACGAGTTATTGCATAATCGCCAATACCAGCAACTTCGTTAAATGATCTCCATACCCTTGAAAATGGTCGCCAAACTAAAGCTGTTTGTTCTTCTGGTTTGATTTGTTTAAATATTTTTCTTCCATACTCATCCCACACAACATGCTTATTCAATGATCCTTTTGCGGCTTTTGCAGAGAACCAATGCCGTGGGCCTTCACGCCACATCCAAGATGCAAGTTCTTCACCACCGTTACGGGCAACGTAACCTAATCGTAATAGAACTGCCGGTCGCCATGCCCTTGACATAAATTTATCTATAGTCGGTAGATGCAAACCCCAACCAGCCATTCTATAAAACGCCGTGTACCTAGAAACTGCCGCGAGTTCACGGTAATTAGGTATGACATTTGCTACAGATAAATGCCCTTGATGCGCTTTACCCGGAATGATAGCTCGTTGTACATTTTGCATTCCTAAAGGTGAGTCAGCTAAGTTAGCGTATCTTTGATGCCCGTGTCTAATAAACCGTTGTATAAATTCTTGGACATCTCGACCTCCGTGTAGGAGAGCGCCACTTCTACCAATAAAGTCCATGAAGAATTCGTTTTGTACCAGCCATCTTTCAGATTCGCCACCTATCATAAAAGTTCTTAGGTACTGATCTATTTGTGTGCGTGACATTCCCGAAAGAATACCCATATCAATTAAATTTTTAAATTCGCTAATAGCTGTGTCAGCGTCAGTGACATCAAGAAAAGTATTCCTTGGTGTGTACGTAGTTAGTTTTTCTGCTAAACGTGCAGGATAATATGCGAGTCTTGTAAGTTCTCCTTTTGCTAAAAGCCAACCTGATGCTTGCAAACTTTGAAGATCAGCGTTGTTAGATCCCGGAGGGTGTAACCGTTTGTTTATGTAATTATCTCTTGCTCGTTGCGCCCCAGAGAAGGGTGTGAAATCTGCTTTTAGAACAAGTTGTCCATCTATTACTTCATATCCATTGCCTTGATACCAGTTAAGTAGTTCGTCTAGTTGACCATCTTCAAGTATTATCTGTGACGCATTTTTTGAGTAAGTATCATATGACCTTTCTATATTTATAAGGTCACTATCTGTTAATCCGAATTCAGCTATTTTATCAACAGTAGGATCATCAAGAATACGTCGTAATACATCTTCATCTACTAAGTCTTTATTAGATAATTTCAATGCATTAGTTTGTATGTCATCCCATATCTGTCCATGTATCCAATCAGCTTGTTTACCTAAGAATTGTGCTGTCATACGTGCAAGATCAGCGCGCCCAGCTTCAGGGAATTTATCAAAATCTACAACACCTCTAACCCATGCTTTTCTTTTTATCCACTGAGAACCAAAGGCACCTATCTTCGGAAGCCACATAGCATCAGGATCGGCACCGCCAAGTTTTGATGCAAGAGCATTCCATCCTTCTTGGCTACCTAAAAAATCCCAATACCCTTCCCAGTGGCTTAAAGTATTAGCGTGTTGTACTGTGTCTTCTCCGATTTTAAGTATTGTCTCATTGTCTTGTATGCCTTTAGTGTGAGGTGTGCGACGGATCAACTCTCCAGTATCATCAACCATTACAATGTATTCATCTCTACGGAATCTATGCCATTTAATCATGTCGTCCCATATGGTGCCGATAGCAGGGACATCTCTAAGTAAAGTGTCTGCTTTAGATACTCTTCCAAATTGTTCTATAACTGCTTGGTTAATTTCATACGCAGTCAACTGAGGAGATTCTTTTACTAAGGCTTGTTTAAATAAATCAATTTGATCTACTTCTTTAAACACTTCATTAACACGATAAACCATTCTATTGATTGCTCTTGCGTTACCTCTAGTAGAAAGTTTTGTACCTGCCCAAACCCTGAATCCTTCTTTGCTATACCAGTCAGCAACCTCTTTCATTTGTTCTTTCATCTTTACAGATTTAGATGCAAAGAAAGCTTCGGCTCCTGTTTTACCTGCACTGTCTGCTTTTTCCGTCATACAGATACGTCGCCATAAATCAATCGTTGAATTGGTTTGGCTTGCACGAACAGCAGGACGTAAAGCTTTTATTCCTTTAGTCCAGAAACCTCCAGCCCAAGTCATAGGATCTAAAAGAATCTCAACAGCCAATGAACCAACTAACCCAATAGCTGTCGCTGGTGCTGTACCCGGACGCACATCAGGAAGAACAGGCGATTTGTTCCATGCTCTAACAGAAGCATCAGCTACAGATAACCTCCCGCTTTCAAGAACTTGTTTAGCCTCAACCATGTCCTCGTTGGCTAAATTGTCATACCACTGTGCATAAGCATCTGTTAATTGTTCTGTAGTCCAATTCTGTTCTTGACCTATTTCTTCAAGAAAATCATAAACACCTTGCAACCCGTCACGTAAAAAGATTTTTAATAAATTAGTTTCATGCTCACCAACAATATCTATAGAAGCTTTTGTTGCAGTTCTGTAATAAGACCCGTCATCCAACTCGGCGTTATCCCACGCTTCTTTCCACTTTGTGGGATTTTTAAAACCTGCTGAACCTTGTTCAGCCATATAAGCTAATGACCTACCTGTTCTCGTAGCAAAACGAGATGGTTTCATTACAACATTTTCCCAAACAGCGCTAGTTGCTGTACCTAAACCAAAACCTATTGCACGTATAGGAGAAAGTCCTATCTTAACTGCTGTACCAAAATGTTCTTCTGGTAACAAGGGGATATCCCATGTAAAAATTCTTTTAAGTAACCCATCCTGTTCACGCTCAGACGGCAGAGAATAACCTGAACCTCTCAAATGTTTCTGTGTGATCGGAGGTAAAGCAAGAAACTCTCCTTCTTGCAACTGTTCAGGTAAAGCCTCAAACCGTGTTTTCATTTCATTAAACTTGACTTGATCTATAGCCCCAATAAATTGGTTAACCATATCTTCATCAGAAGCACCAGACATCGCGGCAGTTACTAAAGAATTAGGATCAACATCAAGATAGCGTGAACCTCCTGCCTGTAAAAGAAGTTGCATACGCTTACCATAAACATGGTTATTAAAAGCATCCCCAACTTCGCCAGTTCCACCCATTCTTGCTTCAGAAAGCTTCGACGGATTAATAGTCATTGTTGCGCCAATAGTTGCATAGCCGCTTGTGCTATTAAAGGATCTCCTGTCGCATCAGCCCAACTTTGTAACAACTCCCCTGATTTCTGTTTAGGTGTAGGCGCTATCATTTGAGGCGAACCAATCCCTCCAGCACCCGGAGCTAACAAAGGTGTTATCTCAGGTGTGAATGCTTGAGCGGCTTCTACAGGTAAAGGGGCTGGAGTAGCTGGCGCTTGATTAACAGGCGCAGGAAGATTATTTGTTTGAGGCAAAGGAATGGCTTCTTGTGCTTGTATGTTTTGTTGCACCTCACCATAAGCCGATCCAGCTTCTAACCCCGGAGATTGTGGTTTCTGTTTACGTGGCATTACCCTGCCCTTAATGCACCAATAAGTTGTGCCGCTGACTCAGGGTTAAGTTCAGGTGGGGCTTGCGCTCCTTGTGGAGCCATGCCTTCTGGTCCAGCCGCTAACCCTAATGCTTGTTCTTCTGGACTTGGCGCTACAGCCGCTTGCTCTTCACGAATCTCAGTATCGGCTTTTTCGATCGCCTCAAAAATGTCGAGTCCCTTCCTGCGATGTTTCTCAATCTTAGAGACATACACCACTGGCAACTGTCCTGACAATGCTTGTTGCTGTATCGCCGCCATAACTGCTTCTTCCAGTTGTTCTTCATCTACCCTACGCCCTTCAGCTTCAGCATCCTCAATGAACGGATGCTTAGTACGGAAAGTACGTAAGCTTATACCTTTCATCGAAAGTAACTGACCTAATTGTATCGTAGTGCCTTGAACATCTGCGCCGGGAATTGAATACGAAACGACATTATCGTTTGTTTCAAAATGCTCATTTGGAGTGAACTCTACTTGTCCAAAATCTCCAGCATAGCCAGTGAACATAGAGAACTGTTTAGCCCCAAAGTAACCTTTATAAGTAGCGAACAGGCATTCGTTTAGATGAGGAAGATGAGCCTCCATAATCTCTTGCATCTCTTGGATGCGCGGATCAAGCGCCGCGCCCATAAGGGAATCGATTCCTCTACCGGTACGGAGCGCTCCGTAAGTTTCTCCACCAATCTGGGGTACGGTTCCTGTTGAAATACGAGCATTTCTTTCCAATCTGTCGATGGCAATGTTTGTGCTCGGATCAGGAGTTGATCTTAATTCGCCAATAGCTTCAGCATCAAGGAGTACATTTACTTCCCCTTCACGACCGTCTTTCCATTCACCTCCGACGATCATGGGTACCTGACCCGATCGTCCTATTATATACCTATCAGGAAAGATTGCTTTTTCTTGTGCAAGTATTTCCAATGCCATCATTTTTGACATAAGATCCACAATTCCTACAACATTAGAAACAGAGGAAGCTATCTTGTCCAACGAAACACGACCCGGAGTTATAACACAAGGCATACCAGATTTGTTAGGCGCACGAGATAGTTCTATTTGCGTACTATGATATGGGTAGGTTTGATTATAATGATTATAACGTGGTCCCATTATTCCAATAACAATGTGTTCTTCATCCACCCATTCGCACACATCCCACAATTCTTGACGGGCGTTCTTATCTGAAGCTACAGGCCCACCATTCTCTTGCCTAGCGGCAGGATAATGAGCGCGTAGCCAGTCGCCTGACTTACCGTAAATGAAACCACAGTTACGTGGAACTTCTACATCTTCATATGCTTTAGGTTCTGGATACACACCAAGAGGGTCACGAACATCAATACGTGGTACCCCCTTGTCAAAATCAGGAGTAACTACTAGACATGATGTGGCGTATCCAGCTAGATGACGGTATGCCCTACGCATCTTTAGTTTATACTTTGATGAATACCACGTAGCGGCAAGTGCGCGTCTACGAATATCAGCATACTCACGGGAACGAACACCTCGTTCTTTCGATTGATCTATAGCAGGGCATCCAATGAAAGGCATAACTGATGAGGCTCGTTGAGCTACAGCATCAATGTTCTCTGCTATAAGAGCAGGAGTTAATGGAGGTAAAACAGGTTCATTCTCCATTGAAGGAAGAGGAATTACATATTCTCCGTTATATCTTTCTTTAACTTCAAGCATTCTTTCCAATAAAGGACTTTGTATATCCTGCCTTTGTCTTATAATTCCTACTATTTCATCAAAGGTATACATTAAAAAACCCTACTATTAGACACACTTGTCTTCCAAGGTAGTCCTTTAAAGCTGAATTGTGAAGAGTCAACACTATATGATTGTTTCCTTTGCCGCCAGAGTATCCAAATGAACCATAATGCCATAACTTGATCCTGTCTTAGTTTAGTACCACGTTTTAATGGCCGCCATGCTTTCAACTGTCTTATTAGTTCATCAGCTTGATGGCGTGTGGACGGATCATCTGCATAAGGAATATCAATTTCACCACGCATAAACGATAAAGCCATAGAAGGAACTCCAATAGTTTCATCATACTTATTCACACCAGTTAAATGTTCCCTCACACGAAACCCATATCGCTCGGTCATCTCTACAAGACGCTCATCACGAGATAAACCTTTCTGGAATACCATCGCTTCAATAACAACATCCGATACAGTCGCACCATTCTGCCCGCATCTAAGTATCGCTTCTTCAACAATACCAAGTATCTGCTCATTACGGGTAAGCCCCACATCTTCTCTAACGAAAAGAATCTTTAACTTATCCTCATGTGGAGTAGCCGCTATAACACAGTTGTTAGAACCCAACGCAGGATCCAATCCAATGTAAACAGTGCAGTCCTTTGGTGGATGATGATTCACCGAACGTAAAGGATTCAAACATTTCTGTATAGATTCCTCATCGAACGTAGCCTCAGCAGAAGAACTTGGCTGTTGCATATAGTTACGTGACCATGCCTCTTCACCAACCTTACGACGAATCCTGTCAAGCGCATCCATAGAAAACATTTCAGGCCACAACGGTTCAGGTTCACCATCATCGTTAGTAATAATCGCAGGGAATCTAATCACAGAAAGAATATCTGGATCTATCTCATTCATTACACGTTCATAAAAATCGCCTTCACCCACACGAGTACCATTAATACTCGTTCGACCATTCTCACCCGGACGGGTTAACCAGTCCTGACGGAAAATCTCGAACATCTGTTCGGTAAGGTTCAACGAAACACGAGATTGAATATCATCAATATGCAAATGATCGGTACGTGTACCAGCGATCTTCGATCTCCAACCTAAAGAAACCATCGAATAGTCACGCTCATCGTGACTAGCCTTCTTAAATACGTTAAAATAATCAGCACCCCACGATTGAGCAGTTTTACGACCACTCTGATTTTGAGGTACGAAAGGCCCATATTTAGCTACATATTTAGGGAAAGGTCCATGAGGTTCCATCCTAGAACGTATACGCCCAAGAATTTTGCGAGCCATGTCTTGTCCCTCAGATCCGACGGTGATCCTGAATTCGGGGTTGGTCGCCAGTTTGTAGCAGAAGTAGTCCTCGGCAAGCGTTGTTTTGCCGTGTTCTGGAGGCCAAAGGATGAGGGTGATGTTTCCGGGTGGTGTGTTTTCATACGCTTCGATGGCTTTGATATGGAACCAAGGGGACATGTGGCCGAAATAGTGACTTCTGAAACTTTGAAACGTGCCGTCCCACTTATCCACACCGCCGTCAGCGAGAGCTTTCGCCCTGATGGAGTCAGCTTTCTCAGCGAAGTCAGGTATCCTTTGTCTCCACTTATCATAAGCGGATCGTGTGACACCAGCGATAGCACACGCCTTAGAGATAGTTCCATGCTCCGCGAGTCCTTCAAGGAACAATTCACGAGTCTTCTGTCCCCTGACTTTGCTGACGTTGCCGCCATGTTGTTCATGCGTAGCGTTAGTCATGGCCCCCCTTGGATCAATCAAAGACAGAGTGGGCTACCTCTAAGTCTAAAATTTCCGTAGCGATAACCCCTTCTATCCCTTGGAATCTTACTGTATGTACACCTGCTTCAGCTAAAGTTAGATCAACATAATATACACCTGTTGAACTTTTTGTTGCCGAAGGAGTGGCATCTGTTCCACCTGAAGGTTTACGCCAAGTAACTGTTACACCTGCCGCATCTCCAGTGGGGTCAGCGAGAGTTCCATCAGTTGTAAAGTTCGCTGTTACACGTACTGAGTCTCCGTTGTCATATACTGCCATTGAATCTCCTACCCGACACTTGCTTCTAGAGTAACATCATGGTACGTGGAAGGCGAGAGTGTTACGTTAGGTTTAGGGAATTTTAACCGAATCACAGTAGTCACACTAGCTGTCGAAGTTAAAGCCGCCGCTATCAAAGCTTCCTCAATGATAAGAGTAGCTGTCGATAACACCGCCGAAAGAGAAGCCCCTATAGGCTGATCTCTGACAATCGCCGCTGAAACAGTCGCCGTTGCTGTGAGAGCAGACGCTATAGAAGCCTCTTCTATGATAACTGTTACTTCTGATGCTGTCGCGCTTAAAGCAGAAGCAATGAAGTTGTTCATCTGCAAAGTTGTGCTTACAGAAGCAGAACTTGAAATAGCTGAAGCTATAGAAGCTTCCTCTACGATAACGGCTGTTATCGAAGCTGAAGAAGAAACCGCCGCGCTTAAAGCACTCGTCCAGTTAATAGATGCAGTTACAGAAGCGGAACTTGAAATCGCCGATGTAATAGGATGATTGTCGCCACCTCTATAAAGTTTTAATGTACGGCGGTAATCCCATCCGTTTCTATACGCATTACCAGCAGGATTACCGTCATAATTGTAAGAAGGTAACCTGTAGTCTGTGCTGGCTTGACGATAATCAATAGCCATTATTTACTCTGGTTGTGTCGGCCAATCACCGAACTCTGAAACTTTACTTGCTGTTGAAGGGAAGTCCCGAAGTTCTTGACGATATGTAGCCCATTCAGCTTTCTTCTCATCAGTAAGAGGAGAGTCAGCTATTTGAGTCCAATCAGATTGAATTAACAAACTGTTTCGTTCATGTCTGATAGGTGTGATATCAACATCGTGAGCGGCTCTCGTCTCTTCTAACTCTTTTACCTCGTCATCAGACATAGGCACAGTTATCCATTCACCGTTTTCGTCTTGAATCATTTTGTTCATTACTTCTGCCATGTGTACCCTCCTTTCTAAGAGTATTTTCTTCCGTAAACCGTAACGTGAGAAGGTGATCTGAAACTTCCCGAACCAGTATAAAACCTTGCGTAGTCAAGTTTAGAATTTCTGTAACTCCAACTAGCACCCGGACCGCCTGTTCCCATAGTTACTTCACGATAATAATTACTATTCTGGTAATTAGGTGGATTGCCTGCCATCCAACTAAGATGCACACATCTGCCATTCTCGGCATTAACATCTGCCATTTCCATAACAACAACACCCATACCGCCACTATTTGCGTTACCGTAAGGATCTTGTACAGCGTGCATTTTATCTATAATTGAAATACCCGGATTATTATTTGCATGACTTGACGCCGTAGGTTGCCAATGCGCTCCATAGAATCGGGCAGAGCAATTATAGTTTTGATTCCAACCACCACTATTATGATAAGTCTGAAGGTATAAGGTTGTACCATCGGTATCATTACCGCTTACCCATAGTTTAGCGACAACAACCACATCTTTGTAAGCAGACAAAGCGTTACTACCATCGTTCAAAGTGAACTGCATGTACGCAGAAGTTCCACTACCTATATAAGTTTGTGTTATATATTCTAAATCAGCGGCCATAATTAAAATCCATGCAAACTGAAGGTTGTACCTTCTTTAAACTTATTGCTACTCCAATGGTAACAATAGATTCGGTTTATATGAGCGGCATCATAATACTTATGATAAAAAAAAGTTTTACCATAATATGATCCAGCATATCCAGACTGACTCCACCCTAGTATGTGTTTACCACCACCAGTATTATTATCATTTTTATTACTATTAGTATGAAGCGGCACAGCATCCCTGTAATAAGGGAAGTAAATTTTGTGAAATGACCTCGACGCATTATTAGAAGCGTTATGTATTAGCGCATTATTAGCATTTGCGTTATACCCGCCGCCGTTATAATACATATAAGCGGTAGCACCACCAGAATTGCTTAGTATCGCAGTTGTATCATATTTGTTGGATTCATCAGAAGTACCATTAAGACGAATATTCCAACCGCTACCATTACCACTATCAATCAGACAATCTGCTATTAACAGCAAATGAGTATACGTTGTAGGAATGCTCTGAAAATCAAATGTGGTTACTGCGCTTGACGCTCGAACTGCTGAAATTAATTCCATATTAGTATCCTAAACTCCCACCATAAACTTCAACTTTGCTATGAGCCGCAAAGTATTGACCGCCATGACTATTACCACAACCGAATTGAAGAGTGTTAGGGGATTGAGGTATAGCAGTTGAACCTAAGATCATGTAAGGCGAATTGTTACTTAAACTTGCTTCGTAAAAAGCAGTCGGATTCTCAGTGTACGACCCTACTCCATGTTGTGTCGTAAGTCCTGTTACCCAAAAATCAATAAGCCCATAAGTATAAGTATCGTCATTATTATCTGCTACACAGTAATCAATTTCACCGTAGTTTTGGGTTTGCCCCGGCTGGTTACCACCCCAACTACTACCAGCCCATTCATAGTCTTTAGTGTAAGTGTAAGAACCAGTATTGCCATCGACACGCCATGTCAATTTATTACCACTTGAAGAAGCCTGCCTTGCTTTAATACGAAACCAAAGCATGTCATACGTATTATACGGAGCAGATTCCATATTGAATGAAATATAATATGTGTTAGTTGAAATAGCGGTTTCTGCTATACCTTCCCAAAGAGGTTTAACTCCACCAGCACTAGCCGCAGATGACCCTACAAGAGCAAGAATCTGGGACATTTAAGCCTCTAAAGATCCGATAAGAACCCAAGTAGTAGAAGCAGTTTTTATAGCTGTAGCACTTCCATATTGTCCTGCAATCTTTTTATTACCATCTTTAGATGAAAGCGTGTCAGAAGTAATAGCTATAGTCAAAGTTCCGCTACCCAACCGAACGAAAGTCAAAGTTGTACCCACAGGGTAAGCAACCGATCCGTTCGCTGGAATAGTCAAAGTGTAATTAGAACCACTGTTCATCGTGATGCACTTCCCTGCATCAGCTAAAACCATCGTGTAGTTACCTGTTTTGTTTTCCACACCTAACGGTGCTTCCAAACCACCTGAAACAGTGAGCTTGTCAGTAATAGTTACATTGCCGTCAGCTACCGCCAACGCTGTTTGACCATCAGTTCCAGTTATCGTTAAAGATTCCGCTGAGGAATCCCAAACCATCGAATCACCAGCAGTATCAGAGTAGAAAGTAACATCCCCACCCGAACCGTCACTACCAATAGTTAAACCTGTTAAAGCACCAACAGAAGTAATCGCTGATTGAGCGGCTCCAGTAACAGTCGCCGCTGTACCTGAACAGTTACCAGTAACATTACCAGTAAGCGCCCCAGCGAACCCTGTCGCTGTTAAAACCCCAGTACCAGCATTATATGTGGCACCACCATCAGTCTTAGGGGCAAGATCGCCTGTAGCGGATTCAAACAAAGCCACCGAACAAGAAGTGTCAGTAGTGTCAGCTACCGTAATAGCTGTAGGCGTTTGAGCAGGAATAGCTTCCCACGCTGTAGACCCATCAGCTTGCCTAGTCATCACATGACCATCAGAAGCACCCGAAGCCGCAGACGTACCTATACCAAGTTTTGTCTCCAAAGCAATAAGCGCACCAGAGTGATTCGTGTGAACCACATCATGCTCATAACCCGAAGCATCAAGATCAGTTGTTGAACCCGGAGAAGGCTGTTGAGTAGCAGTGTCTAAAGAAGTTGGATAATTAGTAGCCATCGTACTAAGCCAAAGTTATATCTAGTGAACCCGCCGCGAGGGAAATCGTATCCCCAGAGGTAACAGTCTTAGACGCAGACACAGCACCGTGGAACAAAAGGTTCCCCGAAGAAGCCGCATCCCAAAT